TTATCACACTTCTCTAACACAAAGCGACATAAAGTTGCATTTGCAATACATAGAAAAGGGAACGATGTTATAGAACCCATTAACTGCCCAGTTTTTTGCACACTGGAGCAAGATTCTAACGTTAAGTCGTAACTAATATCATCTTTTCTTTTTTTATTATGCTTTTTATTAAGTTTATATTCTTTATATTTTTTAATATCGATAAATTTATGTTTAGTTAAAGATCTAATAAGCATTTCATCAACACCTTCTGGTATGAAGGAGCCATTATCTCTCAGGACTTGTAATAAAGTAGTAGCAGCAGTTTCGCTGGCCCAAGAATGCAAGTTATCAGTTGAGGCTTTATAATCTCCAGAAATAATTTCTTTATCCGGTTCAAGCTCTCCAATTACTTTTTCGAAATCATCTTCCGATATAGGAGTTCCTATTAATCGAAAAACGTCATGTGATTTCAAGACTCTCCATAAGAAGCTCTGCATAGGTTTCAAAACCGTATACAAAGCAGGAGGTCCCTTTGAAATACAACGAATTTTCATTGATTCGGCAAGAGCTACCGCTTGAACATAAGGATCTTCATGATCCCGCGCAAAAATAAAGAGATCCCAATAAAATAGTTTCCAGGTTTTTTCAAATAAGTCTAGATTAGCTTCTACACCCTGAACTGTTTTTTCATTATATTTTATTAAATTAGGATCAAGTTCTTTGATTAAATCAAAGATTCCTCTTCTTTCTATGTTATAATTATTATTATGAGGATCTGAGACTAAAAAAGTCTTTATATTGAATACCAATGAATCCTTCCGAAGGAATTCTTAATAAATAAAATTCATCATTATCACGAACACACTGACGTCTATATTTTTCTATATTAACTTCGTCTGGTCCTGTGTAGTCGCTGGCTGCTTCGACATAATCGTCTAATTTCTTTTGTTGAAAAAGCAGTCGATATCCAATCCATTCTTTTACCCAACCCATAGCTCCGAGTTCACCTCGAGTATTATTATAATTTGAGCTAAATGAGGCGACAAAAGGTTTTTCCCAATCGTCGACAGTCATAACTTCGGTTTTAAATACTTCTTTGACTGTACGGGTTATTTCATCTTTAAGGATACTTACGTTACAATCTCGTTCCATACCTCTTATCAGAAATGAACATGTTTCTATTTGTTCGGCTTCAGTTGTTAATTTTAAAAATAATTTCTTTTCTTCTTGTTCAAGAAGCCATGTAGGAGCTCGAGGCATACCTCTTTTAATCCCCATCAGAACGGTTTCCATAAATTGGAACCAACCAATTCCTCCTCG